GTAGCCAGACCTCCAGTGATGGAGCCCTCCTGGGCAAGTTGCTGGTTAGGCAAACTATGCACAAATCCGATCATCCCTGCAACTGGAGATATCTTCAGAGAAGACATCTCCAAGAGACCACAAAGTCGTCGTGAAATAGCCTGCTGTCCGTATTGCATGACAGTAGGTTCCACAGCGATGATTCGTGGAGTCTTGAGCGTTTTAGGAACTGTGATGACCCTAACAGGTCTCTCAGCTCCGGGTTCAAGGAACACAGCATCTACATGGCGTTGCTCGAATCTCCAATTTGGAAAATTAAACTCTCCAAATGGGAAATAGGGCTGCATGCGGATGGGCCACTCTCGCTGATCCCACTTTCTGTTTCCAGATAAGCGGTCAGCAGTTGCGCCGGGACCATGTCCCGGCAAGAGTGCATACGTTTCGATATCCCTATTAAGGATATCAAAAACGTCGCCAAAGAGAACAGCACATGCGGTTTTGAAGCGCATGTGCATTTCGTCTGTGATACGACGATCACTCTCTCTGAGTTCCTGTTCACACCTGATGTATCCATCGATCGCGCCTTTCTCTCGTGCAGGAGTGCACGGGATGAGGATCTTGCCGAATATCAGCGTAAGCTGACGTACAGCGAAGATGGAATCGATCTCAGGACTATCAAGAAGCGAACCAGTTTCGCGGTCGAACACGCGCTCAAGGAAACCTCCTAGGAATAGGGGGAGCCCGCCCTTTCTCTTAAAACCAGAGAAAGAGTCGTGAGCGACCTGCTTTTGCTCAAGACTTTTTTCGAAGTCTTTCGCAAACGCAGGAAGGGTTATCGTTAAAAACGATGTGCCTTCTTTGTTCGATCGACGCACGACGGTATTAATGTCGTGCGCTACGCTGGTGTGACACCAGGCTGCAAGTTCTTCTGCAGCCTCCTGCCAAAGCAACAATAGGCTTTTCATCCGTGCTCCAATCCAGGAGTCGCGGAGTCCCACCCATGGCGTTGCCTAGCCGTTCATGCCTCAGCCTGTCAGCTCTCGCCACCCAGAAGCTGGGTAGTACGAGCGCCAGAAGAGGCCGTCAAGTACGCCGTAAGGGCGTCGACGATCTGCTTCTGCTCTGCGATGGTGTACCCATAAGCGGGTGCATCCACCACGATGTACGTCGAAAGACTGTACATCTGCGATACCCCAGTTGTAAAGGGGTCAGCGGCCACCTTCGTGTGCTGCAGTCGGATGGTACGGCGGTTTCGCTTTCCTTCGTTGTGACTGATGGAAAGCTTGACCAGACCGTCATCCTTCTGGTACACACTCGCGTGGTTCTCTGAGCTCACTCTCGGAAGAGACTGAGCGACCGCATTGATCGTAACGGACTGAGGATCGGCAAATGCCATGAGATTGCTCCTGATGCAGGACCACCTTTGTAAGGTGGTTGGTTGGTTCTCTGACTCTTGTAAGAGTCTGAGAGTGAGGCAGGATGCCTCGGTATGGTGCAAGGTGTTGTGTAGTTAGCTCCTGGTTAAACCAAGAGCAACGAGCACGGCCGTCTGGCGCGTTGTTAGCGCTTTCAGGTCGAACCCAAAACCGTACGGTGTAGCACGTCTGCGTTGCTTGATCGAGTACTTGTAAGAACCCGAATAAGCAGCTCCGAAAATGGAGGCAGACATATGGCGTTCCGTTGTGCTTTCGCACATTACGTAGCCATACTGCATCACCAACCCATCGCGGCCCAGGGAGGAAATGTTATTTAAAACATCTCCTGTTGTCCCAAACCAATCGAGGGCCCAACTCCACGGGGAAAGATCCCACACCGTTGAAGGTGTAAGGCGTAAGCCAAGAAGTTTATTGGCGTACGACTCGTATTCCGCAAGCTTACCAAGTTGCGAATCCGCAACGGGCACGTAGTACCGGAAACATCCGGAAAACCACGAAGCCTCGTAGTGCGTTCGAGTATCTGTCCCGCTACCAAACCCAGAGAAAATCTCCCTGGGTATGTAGTCAACACCTCCGTTGTGCACGTTAGTGACTAGGGAGGGTGGATATGCATATCGTCGTCGGATCTTCTTATCGGAACCTTTCCGATAACCTTCAATGATCTTGTTGTGATTCTTCACAGTATATGCGAAGTCACGCAAGACACTGACCGTCGGTCGCCATCCAAACTCGATGTTGAGGTATTCAGATCCACTCTTCTTACGAAGAGAATCGACCTGATTCCTCATTGCGACCCCCGGGATCCGGGGAACCCCTTCCATCCTGATTTCGCCAATAGCATTGGCTACGTCAACGGAAGGGTTAGTAGGTAGAGATCTCGAGATTGCCTTAGTGCCAAGTTGATCCATGGCACCATTGGTTTTCTCGACTACCAGTCCGGGAGCAGGAGCACCCAGACTCGAGCTCAATGCAGGGATGATTGGTCCCCTTGTGAAGCCCGTACTAAGAATACCAGGAGAAAGACGATACGTTTCCTTCTTTAGAAGGAAAGCACCGCCGACATCTCCAACAGAGGGAGTCCTCCACCCCGGATGGGGTTCTGAGGTAATTTCCACATTGTTGAAGATTTCCTGCGTGTAAGGCACAAACGGCCCAAGCGGCGACTCCTTTCGGGAGCCACTGCCAGACCAAGCCAATTCACGCTTTCTCTCCATGATCGTTCCGCCTTCTGGTAAGACTTGTTGCAGTTGGTTACGGCAGG